AATGCATGATGCCTAACAGGTATCCTAAATCCTTAGAATGCGTTATGTCTCTTAAGGGGCAGGTTAAAAAACTATTCATTTGTTTGAATGGATTTAATGATGTTCCTGAAGGGCTAAAAGAAGACTGGATAGACATTATACACATAGGTGAGAATATTGGTTCTGTTGGTAGGTTCACCAAGCTCCCTGATTTTGAAGGCCACCTTGTTTCTTGTGATGACGATCTTGTATATCCTAAGCTTTATGTCTCTGATTTCTTAAAGAGGTATAAAAAGGTTGGTCCAGCTATGTTATCTCATCACGGTAAAACAATAATGTTTAACAAAGCCGTTAATTTTGTTGCCTGTTTACGAAAAAACACATACGATAAAGACTTGGACATACCAGGTTCTGGCGTGTTGTTTGTTCCGCGTGAATTCAAAGGATGGAACAAGATGGTTTTAGATTCTCCGAAAAACCCATCAGATGTATACGTTGGATGTATAGCTAAAAAAAACAACTACAGAGTTTTAGCCATGCCTCATCAAAAAGATTATTTTCGTTACGTTGAGCCACCTAAAGGCGAAACGATATATGACAAAGAAACAAAGCATCAAAATCTAGCGTCTCTGTTTAAAGAGATATTAAACAAAATTTAAAATGCCAGACTTACATTGCCCAGAATGCGGTAGCGAGAGATTTGAGAGATCTCTCACTATGAAAGTAAAAGACGGAGAGGCCTACTATGTAGAAGGTCAATGCGAATGCGGAGCCCAGATGGAGCTCACCAATCCCAAGACGGGAGCCCCAGGATTCAAAAGAATGGGAAGATTTGGTAGAAGTTACTGATGTCTGTACTGATTGACATAGACGGTTATGAAACTAAAGGGATTAAGATCGACCCTAACGGTACAGAAGGAGACGTCATTGAGCTCCATGGGCTACTCGTTGTACTCCCAAAGAAACCAAAGCGATCGGAGATTCTCTTCCATGAAAAGCCAAAGGCAATGCAGATGTGGCAACGCATCGCTATGCCTGAAGAGCTGCAAAGGATTCGCAGTATGGATGAGTGGCTCGAAAAGCCTTCCGAGTTTCGAAAGAAGTTTCGTGCTTACATCGAACAAGAGTTTCAGCGTAGGCGCGACGGTGTGTGGTTTTACAATAATGGGGAACCTACGTATATTACAGGGAGACACTATATGTTTCTACAATGGTCTAAAATTGATATCGGATATCCATCATACCTCGCTTTCCAAAGAGAAATCTTTCTCCACATGGCTGCTTGCGAAGCTGATCCCCGTTGTTTCGGTCAGCTATATACTAAGTGTCGTCGTTCTGGCTACACTAATGTATGCTCTGCTGTCCTTGTTGACGAAGCTAGCCAAGTTAAAGAGAAGCTTTTGGGGATTCAGTCGAAGACTGGTAAAGACGCGCAAGAAAATATCTTTATGAAGAAAGTAGTCTCTATTTTTAGAGGCTACCCCTTCTTCTTCAAGCCCATCCAGGACGGTACTACCAACCCTCGTATGGAGCTGGCTTTTCGTGAGCCATCGAAGCGAATCACGAAGAACAATAAGACATCCCAGAGAGGAGACGCCCTCAACAGCGTAATCAACTGGAAGAACACCACGAACAACGCATACGATGGCGAGAAGCTCCACATGCTGTACCTCGATGAGGCTGGCAAATGGGAGAAACCTACTGACATCCGTGAGGCATGGCGTATCGAGCGCACATGCCTTATCGTTGGTAAGCGAGTAGTAGGTAAAGCGCTGGTAGGGAGCACGGTAAACCCTATGGATAAAGGCGGGGAAGAATACAAGGGATTGTGGCAGGATTCCGACCCTAACGAGCGAAACAACAACGGAAGAACAAGGTCGGGTCTGTACAGAATCTTCATCCCAGCTTACGAAGCGCTAGAAGGTTTCTTTGATCAGTACGGGAATGCTGTTGTAGACGATCCAGAAAAAGAAATCATTGGAGTTGACGGTGAGGTTGTAGACCAGGGGAGTCGTAAGTATCTAAAGAATGAGCGACATTCCTTTAAGGATGATCCTTCAGAGCTCAACGAAATTATCAGGCAGTTCCCGTTTACCGAAGACGAGGCATTTAGGGACAGCATAGAAGGCAGTCTCTTTAACATAGGTAAGATATACCAGCAGATTGAATATAACGACAACCTGTACCCAAATCCCGTAGTGCAAGGGAATTTCGTCTGGAGGGTCAAGGACGAAGAAGTCGTCTTTTCCCCAGACCCAAACGGTAGGTTCCGTGTGGCTTGGTTGCCGCCTGATCACCTCAGGAATAAGAAGGCGGACGAACGGGGGAAACGCATAGCTCCTAACGCACATATAGGGGTAGGCGGGGTTGACTCCTATGATCTTGATGCTACGGTAGATGGGAGGGGCTCGAAGGGTGCGCTACATATGTACAATAAGTTTAGCATGGATGCACCCGCTAACATGTTTGTTGTAGAGTACGCTTCTCGTCCAGACCTAGCTAGTATTTTTTACGAAGACGTCTTGATGTGTGCGTTCTTCTACGGCTATCCACTGCTTATAGAAAACAACAAGTACGGGATTGCAAGATACTTTGAATCAAGAGGTTACGACGGTTACTTAATGGATCGCCCAGAACACCTCAAGAATCCTAATTCTTCAAGTAACGTCCGAACTAAGGGTATCCCCTCGAACTCTCAGGATGTGATTCAGTCTCATGCTCAAGCTATCGAAGCTTATATACACGATCACGTAGGTGTGAGAGCAGAATCTGGAGAGATGGGGCAAATGCTATTCAACAGGACCCTAGAGGATTGGATCGGCTACAAGATTGAGAAGAGAACTAAGTTTGACTTGACCATCAGTTCTGGCCTGGCGCTCCTTGGAGCTCAAAAAGCAAAGAAGAAAGAAATGAAGGTTAATTTTAACGAGAAGAAGTTCTTTAGGTACTACACTCCTAACGCCTAAACCCCCCTAGGTTTATTTGCCTATATTTGCATCTACAAGGCCAATAGCAGATGCACAACACACTCAAAGGTAAGAAAAAATCTAGCGCTTTTCCAAACCCTCTTGCTACGCCAGAAGAAAAGGCTTCTAGAGAGTACGGTCTTCAGTATGCACGAGCTATCCAGAATCAGTGGGGGAGATCAGACGACGCGAAGAGCGTATATAGAAAGCGTTATAACGACTTCCAAAAAAACAGAGACTACGCAAACGGGACGCAAGACACTGCTATCTACAAGCAGCTCTTGAACAGCCTAGACCCCAACAATGGCGACGGCACCCTCTTGAACCTTGACTGGAGCCCTGTTCCAATTATCCCTAAGTTCGTTAAGATCGTAGTAAACAAAATTCTATCGAAGGACCCATATCCCAATCTTCAGGCAATCGACCCACTCTCAAGCAACGAGAAAGACGCTAAGAAGAGAAAGATTAGGATGCAAGTGGAGAACAAGCAGTTCTTCGAGCAGATGGAGGCTTCTGGAGTAAGAACGGAAACCTCTGCAAAAGAAATCCCAGATACGCTTGAGGAAGCGGAGATCTTCATTGATTCTAACGTGAAGACTGATGCTGAGGTGGCAGCTCAGATTGCCACCAACATGACCCTCTCTTGGAACAACTTCAACGATTCTATTTATCGTAGATGCGTAAACGACTTGGTTTCTTGCGGTCTCGCAGTAGTGAAGCGAAACAATGACCCTAACTACGGCATCAAAGAGGAGTATGTAGATCCAGCTACATTTATTCATAGCCATACAGAAGACCCGTCGTTTGAAGATATCGTCTACGCTGGTAGCGTAAAGCGTATGTCTATTCAGGAGCTGAAGCGCATTGCGCAAGACCAGTTCACTCCAGAGGAGTACGAAGAAATTGCAAAGAACTACAAAGGCAAGTTCAATAACGACAGCCACTTCTCTCGCGAGTACAACCCCCGTGGTCCTCACACTAGCGGATACGAAGAGTTCACAATCGAAGTCATGGACTTTGAGTTCATCTCCGTTGATTGTATGTACTACGAAGAGAAAGAGAGTCAGTACGGAAACGTAGGCTTTTACTACAAGGGTAACTCTTACAAGGAGCCAGAGAACTCTGTGTTCTCCAGAAAGCCATACAAGCTTGAAAACGCTACTGTGTACGGAGGTATGTACGTTATCGGGTCTGACAAGATTTTCAACTACGGGCTAAAGACCAACGTCCCTAAAAACATTTACGACCTTACGAAGGCTCGTATGTCTTACTCTGTGGTTGCAACCAATCTCAGAGATAGCGTTCCTAAGTCTTTGGTCGGAGGCGTAATCGGCTTTGCCGACTTGCTTCAGCTTACGCACCTGAAGTTGCAGCAGGCCATTGCCAAGGCTAAGCCTGACGGTCTTATCGTAGACATCGAAGGATTGGAGAATGTCCAGCTTGGAAGAGGAGGAGAGCTTCAGCCGCTGGAGATCCAGGATATCTACGAACAGACTGGTGTCTCCCCT